AATGAAGCAGATCGTATTCCACTGGATCAAGCACTGGATGAACTTGGCAAAATAATATGGCAAAGCAAACGTATCTGGGCACAAGGTCCCACATACGATATGAACATACTGGAACACGCATACAAAAGCTACAGCAAGCCGTTGCCGTGGATGTTCTATGTGGTTCGTGACAGTAGAACTGTGTTTGGTTTATGGCCAGAGTTGCCAAAGCCTCCCACAAGTCACCATGCATTAGAAGATTGCCGCAGACAAATTGACATGTTGCAGTTGACATTAAGACATTTAAACGTAAAGGAACTTTCATGATCGTCGGTGTATGCGGTTTTATTGGCAGTGGCAAAGATACTGTTGCTGATTTTTTAACCAACAATTATAATTTTACACATGAATCGTTTGCTGGCAATCTCAAAGATGCAGTAGCACAAGTATTTGGGTGGCCCAGGGATATGCTAGAAGGCCGTACAGCCAAAGCAAGAGAATGGCGCGAACAAGTAGATCCTTGGTGGGCTGAACGTTTAAACATGCCCAATTTAACTCCTAGACTAATGCTACAACTATGGGGCACAGAAGTTTGCCGACGAGGATTCCATGACGATATATGGATTGCATCGTTAGAAAATAAACTACGTAATAGCCAAGATAAAGTTGTTGTCAGTGACTGTCGTTTCCCAAATGAGATTAAAGCAATTAAATCACAAGGCGGAATTGTAGTGCGTGTAGTGCGTGGCCCAGAACCCAGCTGGTTAGAACATGCTAAAAATTACATGGCAGGTAATCGTAATCCAAGATTTGCATTGGGCAAACGGCATTTAGATTTATCCAATATCCATGCCAGTGAATACTCCTGGATAAACACCGAGTTTGATGCAGTGTTGGACAACAATGGCACACTTGATGATTTGTATAACCAAGTCACAAGTCTGGTAACAAGTCCCCAGGCTGCCATGGTAAATCAGACTTTTTGATTTCAACAGTGCAATTTAAACATACAGTGCTTAAATTGTTTATGTTTGAATTGTGTAAGTTGCCGTTTAAATGGTACACCAGTAACTGAGCCGCATACTTTGATTTAAAGCCACATCTGTCACATGTGGCTTTTTTCTTATAGCCGGCTGCTTGCCACCGAGCCACTGCTGGCTTTATACGACGTTGTTTCTTGACACACGGATCACATCGTGTTCTGTAGTGTGCTATGTCGTCTCGGTAATAGTTGACAGCACACGGTCTTTGATTACAAGCAGTACAAATTGGTCTTTCCATGGTATATTTAGCATAAAAACCTTTGCCAAAGGGAAGCATAACAATGGTTTTTCTGTTTAGGTGCTAAATATTAGCAACTAGGAAAAGGACCAGACCATGGCATTAACATCACCAGGCGTAGAAGTAACGATTGTCGACGAGAGTCAATACATTCCTGCTGCTACCAATTCAGTACCATATATTTTGTTGTCAACAGCCCAAAACAAAGCCAGTGCAGCAGGCACAGGCGTAGCACCGGGAACATTGGCTGCAAATGCTAACAAAGTATATTTGATTACAAGTCAACGTGACTTAGCTGCTACATACGGTAATCCGTTCTTCTATAAAACAACTGCTGGTACCCCAATCAACGGTTATGAATTAAATGAATACGGTTTACTAGCTGCTTACTCTGCATTGGGTGCAAGTAACCGTGTGTATGTACAGCGTGTTGACATTGACTTAACACAGCTAACAGCCACATTAACTCGTCCAACAGGCTCGCCAAACAACAACACATACTGGTTAGACACCACCAACTCGCAATGGGGTATTTTTGAGTGGAACCAGACTACCGGTGCTTTTACAGTCAAAGCACCAATTGTGATCACAAGCACAACACAATTAGAAGTTGGCACTAGCGTTCCTTTACAAACAGTTGGCAGTATTGGCGACTATGCCATCACAGCAACCAGTACATTTAACCCAGGCTATTACAAGCGTGGCGGACCAACTTCTGCACAAACAAGCGAAACAGCATTGTCAGACCTGTACAATACATGGGTATTGGTTGGTAGCGATGATTGGAAAACATCTTGGCCCACAGTTGCAGGCACATTGGCTCCGGTATCGTTAACAGCAGGAAATACATTCACTGTAAACGATACATTAATTACAGTTCCTGTCAGCCCCAACAACACAGTTGACGGTGTTGCTGATGCAATCAATGCAGCAGCAATTACTGGTGTATATGCTGCCACAATCGGCGGCAAACTATACATGTATGCTGATAGTACTGCTACCAATGATGGTAGCACAGGTAATGGCGGCATTGTTTCTGTAGCTGCTGGAACAGGCACACCGTTGACAACATTGGGTATCACTGCCGACGAGTACTATGCTCCTGCTTATTTGCCAGCACCAAGTTATAGTGCTCCACGTTGGGGTTCTACACAAACTCAACCGCATCCAACCGGAAGTGTATGGCAAAAGATTTCAGCAGTTAATTCTGGTGCTGCATTGTCAGTTAAAAAATACAATGCCACATTGGGATTGTTTGTGCAACAGGCTAGCCCATTGTATACATCAACCGCAGCCGCAATTTATGCCCTTGATCCAAGTGGTGGCGGAACCAGCATTGCTTCTGGAGCTACATACGGTCTTGTTGACACTTTAAATAATACCACCAGCGGCATTACTATTTTTGAACGATTTGCAACCGGTGCAACAGAAATTACTGGCGACGACGACACCCCCGGACCGTTTGTATCTGGTAATACATTCACAATAAGTGCTACACAACCTGGTACAGCAGCATTAACAACTGCTACTGCTGAATTGCTTGGAACCACAACAGCTGACTTTATTGCCGCAGTTAGTGCTGCCAACATTCCTTACGTTAGTGCTACAACCAACAGTGCAGGCGCAATTGTGTTTACACATTCAGTTGGCGGCGACATTCAATTAACTAACGTTCTCGGAACACCTGTTACTGCTGCTGGGTTCAATACAAGCGTGCGTGGCGTATCGACATTGTATGCTGCTGGTGTTGCAACCGGGTTAGTATTGAGTAACTGGGTCACTACTCCAACATTTACATATACTGCAAGCAATGATGCTCCAGATCAAGATCCATTAGACGGTACATTATGGTACTACAGTGCTGCTGATCAAGTTGACATCATGATTCAGGACAACGGTACATGGCAAGGTTATCAGAACGTGACAAACGATGTTCGTGGTTACGATTTGAGCAACACCAACGCTACCGGTCCTATTATCAGTGCTAGTGCACCAACTACACAAACTGACGAATCTGAGTCTCCATTGGTTTATGGCGATTTGTGGATTGACACAAGCGATTTAGAAAACTATCCAGTGCTAAGTCGTTGGGAAAGTGTAAGCGGAGTTGATCAATGGGTAGTGGTTGACAATGCTGATCAAACCACGCAAAGTGGTGTATTATTTGCTGATGCTCGTTGGGCATCAAACGGCACTACCGATCCAATTACAGGCGATTTCCCAACAATCACTAGTTTGCTAACAAGCAATTATTTAGATATCGATGCACCTGTACCTACATTATATCCACAAGGTATGTTGTTGTTCAACACACGTCGTTCAGGATTCAACGTCAAGAGTTACCAAGTAAATTACTTTAACGCTGACACATTCCCAGACGATACGTTGCCAACAGAAACCAATGCATGGGTAACTGCTAGTGGACTAAAAGCCAATGGTGCTGCCTACATGGGCCGTCAAGCACAACGTGCTTTGATTGTTGCGGCTATGAAGGCTGGCATTGATACCAACACTGATATCCGCGAAGAACAGCGTCAGTTCAACTTGATAGCAACACCTGCATATCCTGAATTGACACCCAACATGATTGCACTCAACAACGAACGCAACAACACAGCATTTGTTATTGGTGATACTCCGTTGCGATTGAACCCACAGGACGTGTTGACATGGGCCAGCAACAACAATGGACTAGGTTTAGACACTAGCGACGGCTTAATTGCTGCTGACACTTACATGGGCACATTCTACCCAAGTTGCCAAACAACTGATCTAAGTGGTAGTTCTGTAGTAACAGCACCAAGTCATATGATGATTAGAACAATCATCCGCAGTGACGAAGTATCGTTCCCGTGGTTTGCACCAGCAGGAACCCGTCGCGGCGTTGTTGACAATGCGTTGCAAATTGGATATATCAACGCAACCACTGGTGAATTTGAACCATTGGGTGTGCGCCAAGGACTGCGTGATGTGTTGTATGAAAATTCAATCAACCCAATCACGTTCATTCCTGGAGTTGGTATCACCAACTTTGGTAACAAGACAAGCACAACCACTACAAGTGCATTGGATCGCATCAACGTGGCACGATTGGTTGCGTTTATCCGTGGACGACTAGATGTAATTGGCAAGCAATACTTGTTTGAACCAAATGATCAGATCACTCGCAATCAGATCAAGAATGCCATCGACGGTTTGATGATTGACTTGGTTGCCAAACGTGCGCTGTACGATTACTTGGTTGTGTGTGACTTGACAAACAACACACCAGCTCGTATCGATCGCAATGAATTGTATGTCGATATTGCCATTGAGCCAGTTAAGGCAGTTGAATTTGTCTACATTCCAGTTCGCATCAAGAACACAGGGGAGATTGCTGCTGGGTAAAGAAAAGGGAGTGGCAACACTCCTTTTTCACCAGACTCGATTACCATAAATAACAGTATATAGGAGAACAACAAATGGCCGTATCATCACTAAGTAGAATGACAGTTCCTTTGGCCAGTGACCAAAGCGCTTCAACACAGGGCGTATTAATGCCCAAACTCAAATATCGCTTTAGAGTGTTATTTGAAAACTTTGGAGCCGCAAACAATGCTGCACCTGTGACAGAATTAACCAAGCAAGTGATCGACTTTACTCGTCCTTCAGTTGACTTTGCACAAATTGATATTCCAATTTACAACTCAACAATCAAAATGGCCGGCAAGCATACATGGGCTGACGTCACTTGTAACTTGCGAGACGATGCTGGTGCAAACGTACAAAAACTAGTTGGCGAACAACTACAAAAGCAATTGGACTTTATGGAAATGGCCAGTGCCAGTGCCGGTATTGACTACAAGTTTATTACCAAGTTCGAAGTTCTGGACGGCGGCAACGGCGCTGTGGAACCGATTGTTCTTGAATCATGGGAATTGTATGGTTGCT